AATGCCTTCAGTAGGACTTAATATTGTACTAGAAAAGATAGAGTTTATCTGTTGCATTAATATAAACAACCCAACTCTACTTTCAGGATTATTGCTATCTAGATAGTCTCTATAATAGTCGTCTATAAATTGTTGAACATCATAAGCGGCTTTTTGTATCTGCCATTTTTTTCTCTGTATTGGCTCATTTACAGGAGGAGGCTTGGTAGGATCAAATGGAGTTCCGTCTGGGACTTGATTCAATGCATAATTGAGTACATTGCAAAAATCAACAGATGCAAGTCCACCTAACAAATTTATTATACCTTTATTTAATAATCTTTTTAATAATGTTGTTGCCTCTCTTCCTGTATTGTACTTGCCATACAGTATTTCATTTACTTTTCCTTGAACTTTTATGAGGAATCTAGCTGTTACACCAATTGCTTTTTCTAGACCTACAGCAGATGTAGTATTGATATTAAGCCTATCATTACCAAACCTAACCCAGCCAGCCTTATATTTATCTGCTCCGACTTTGTTGACGGCTTGAACACCTTTAATAGTTTGTGGATCCAATCTAAAATTAGAAACTGCCATATCTATCTAGTAAATGTGTTTTTAGATAATATTTGTGATTGGCCTGGCGTCAATTCTTGAGAAAGTCTAGTTGCCGTTTGAGCTAATAAACTTCCAGCAGAATTAATATTTTGCATAGTTGCTCCTAACTTAGATTCAGAAGACTGTGCTAACAGTATAGCTACAGCATTTAAAGCATCTAATAGAGTTAACAACTTCTGATTCAATGTGTTTCCTAATACTATTGGTTCACCTAAAGATTCAGCTTTATTTCCTAATTCAATTACAGGAGCCGCTACTATAACTTTATTTGAAGCATCTAAATTGATTGTATTAGTAGACGACAATCCTACAGCTTTTTTACCAAATAAGAAAATAGCATCATTCTTTGCATGAAGAGTTACTCTCTCACTAGTTAAAATAAGTTGGTTCCCTTTATATGGAAAAACTGGTTTATATGGTTGAATTACTGCCATTATCCTATACTTGATTGATCTTGAGCAGACGGTGCTAATATCTCATTTGATATTGGGCGTGGAGGTATTCTTAAAGTAGGTTGAGATATTGGACTAATAGGGAAAGAGAACGAGTTAAGAGGAAAGTTATTGATATCCTCTAAAAATATCTCTTGAGTACTAGTCATATAAATAGCAGAACCATCTTTGTTTATATTTTCTACGATATTATTAAATTTCAAAGAGGCATTTTCTTGCCTTTGTTCATTTATTATAATTGTAATAGGGTCTCCATTCTTTCCGGAATTAGACCATGTATTATCTCTTTTTAATGCTGGGACAGTTGAACCAAATCTTATAGATTGGCCAAACCTTCCTTGCATAATAGTGTCACCTTCAAAAGGCTGAAGATTTCTAACTTGCTGGTTCTCTTGAAATGTATACCCTAAAGGAAGTGAGGATCCGGTAACAGAGTTACCAGAATATCCTTGAATGTTTCTATATTGTTTTAAAAAGTTAGAATACTCACTCATGTTAGGAAAGGCTCCGTGATTAGAACGATTCCATACACTATAAGGCGGAAGATAAAAAAACTGTTGTTTAGAAGAGCCATCATTTAACTTTTCACTAGGGCCTGCAAATATCAAGACTATTTCATTTACTACAGGATACTGTCTAATAAAGTTAAACATAGGCCAAGCAGGATCAGATACATCTTGAGACTTTGAAGTGCCTTGAGTAGAGTATAATATCTCATACTTAATTTTTCCTACATCTACAGGGCTTCCCCAATCTGGGTCACGTTCTTGAGTAGATCCTTTATAAGGACCTAGAACAATAGACTTAACCCTACCAATCTGGAAGTACTGTCCTCCATACTGGCCGGTATCAGAATTTAAACTTGGACCAAATATATAGCCGTTAGACATTACGCTTGAGGGAGTTGTTTAGGATCTTTAATCTTAATGTTGCTTACTTCAGAGAACAACTGCTCAATGTCCTTTTCTGTCAAAATGCCAGAATCTTCAACCCCGTCTTTCTTGGCTTCAGCCGAGGCTTTTTGGAAAAGCTGTAGGAGTTTCATCAAGACTTCGTCATTCTTGAGGCTAGAATCCATGAACCCTTTCAAAAGAGGCACAATTACAATAGCATCACCAGGAGTCTCGATCATATCAGCAAGTCTCATGATCTCTTGCTTAATGGTAGAGTCTTGGTTTTTATGCTTGTTGTAAACCTCTTCGACTAGATCGGCTATCTTTTTGCCTTTGAATATCTCTTTTTCTAGTTCCATGACTTTTAGAATAAATATTAAAAGTCGTGATTTTCAAGGTAGTTGTCTAGAATGGTCTTGTAGATGGTTTTTAGTTTCTTGATCACTTTGGTGATCGTATTAGACTGAGTGTCAGTCATTTCTTTAACATAGATGAAGACAGCCTTCTTATTGAAGATGTCTATATTCTCTCTTTTCTTGAAGATCTCTAGGATTGCATCAGCGACTCTCATCTCCTCAGGTTTCTCGAATAACTCGAAAAGGTTGTCGTCTACATGCTTGATAAAAAGCTCGACTATATCTAGCTTATCTAGCTCTGGTTCTGGCTCTTTCACTAGAATTGAATTTACTAGAGCGTTATCGTCGTGTTGTTCTCCAATGTCTGCTTTAGATACTAGTTTCTTGTAGTTCTTTTGATTGTAGATGATCAAATACCTTTTGGCAATAGTCCCAAAGTAAGAGTAGGCCTTACCTTTAGACTGATCATAAAGGTCTAGCTTTTGTAGTAGAAAAGATATCACTTCATACTTTAGATCTTCTATATTATCTACTTCTGTATAGTAGAACTTAAACGTATGGATAATGTTCTCTACTAGCTTATAGAAGCCGTAGTGGATCCTTTCGTTGTATATTTTATTTCTTTTGGCTTGGTTAGGCGTATTCCTATACTCTAGAATAGCTTCTTCAGTCTCTAAAGTGAAGTAGTTGTTCTTAGTCTTAGGTTTACGTTTTCTAGGCTCACCTTTTTTGGTGAGTAGCACTTCTTCCTCTTTGTCTAAAATATCGACCATCTTATTCTTCTATAAAGTTGTTGATAGAATCCTGCATTTTCTTTACATTCTCCATAAGACCTAAGAATTCTGGGTCAGACTGCACCCATAACTTAGAATCTATTTGATTGGCACATGTATTGATCTCTTTCATGCATCCTTTAATTCCATCGATAAACAGTTGTTGGTTAACAACCATTGTCTCTAATTTTTTATTCTTTGTATATAGGTTGAAAATAACCCAACCTACTACAGTTGCAATCCATAAAGAGATTGCTATAATCGTTGTTATCATATTATAATTTTTTATTATTCAACACGACTAGCCATTAGATCAGCTTGATGTAGAATATGAACTATATTCGACTTTAGTTCTGTATCTTTGTTATATGTCATGAAGTATGGTTTGTTTCCTTCTTCATATAAACCGTCATGAAGCTTAATAGCTAGATATTCATTTTCTGTAACTTCGATTCCTTGTTGCTGAAGGTAGAACAAACTACGATCTGCTATTCTCATATGAGTGACTTTAGAGTTGTACTTATATAAAGCACCTTGCTTCTCAATATGCCACTGTGAATCGTTTGGTATATAAACTGGCTGATCTTTAGTACCTAATTTACCAAGATCGTGATTAATGGCTGAGAAAACTAACTCTTCTGTTGTATAGTTCTTTTTCTGGCCAAACTTATCCCACACCTTCTCAAACACCAGACTTGCTTCAACAACTCTTACTACATGGTCTACATAACCACCAGGAAAACAGTTGTGATGATCTAACTTTGTAGAAGCCGGGGCCAAAGCCAAAACTTCTTCTAAAGACTTATAGAAGTCAATTAGTTTATCTTTTCTGTCTCCAGTAATATACTTATTAATCAGTTCATAGAACCTATTTAGATTCTGTTGAATCTGTTCAGCAGATAACTCTTTCATAACTTATTGTTTTAATTTTAACCTTCAGACTCACTATTAACTAGAACTTCTATCTCTTGAAGTTTAGCTCTCATTTTTTCTACATGAGCTCTTAATTCATCAATAGATCTTCCTGTTGA